AATGGGTCGAACATTAGGAATACATTACAGTATATCTAGTATAATCTTTTAATTTATCGTTCCACCATTCCTCAGGTTTTACAGTTGCGTGTGCGTTCATTCCATTAGGTAATATTTCTCTAGCTTCTCTTGTGCAGATAGTTAAGAAAACCCATTGGTCAGAATAATTAAATATATCTTTAATAACTTCATCAATATTATCTTCTGGGATATGTTCTAATACATCTGTTGAAATGACTAAATCAAATCTACTATCAGGCTTTGTACTAAATTCTGGTACTGCTGGGTCATATTTAGATGCGTTCCAATGTTTAGGGTGGTTTTGTGCTTTACCACATCCGTAGTCTAGAATCGTTCTAATCTGTTTTGATTTTATTATCTCGTTAATGATTGGAATGTATTTAACAACAGTTGTGCCTCGCCATTTTCTATCGTTTTGATGAACAAGTTTAGCTTGTTCAATGTAAGTATCGTATAGGCTCATTTTTTCTTTTTTCTTCTTAAATCTGTGTCGTGTTTTCGTGAGCCTCTAACAAATGAATTAACTCTAGCCATAGCCCAAGCTGACATAGGAACTTTTGGTCTTGAACCAGAACCTAGCCAAGCACCTTGTCCTCTACGATATACTTTTGTAAGTTGGGTAAATGTTACACCTTTTTTAGCTTTAGCTTTTCTTCTTAATGTTGCTCTTACACTAGCTGATAAAGGTTTTCTTCTAACTGCCATTATTTAACTCTTGATTTAAAAAGAGATAAAGGAATTTTTACCCCTTTTTTATATAAATTTGACATTCGTTTTAAAAGACTTGCTCTTGAAGATCGTTTAGCACCTTTAAGACCTGATAAATACTTTTTAGGTATTTTAGTTTTCTTATCTTTTGGAACTCGTCTTTTCTTTGCCATTACTTTTTCTTTTTAGCTTTTTTCTTTTTTTTCTTCATTGGTGGTCTTCCTCTTTTAGACCCATAAGTTCCTTTTCCCATTGGCATGATAGTCTCCTATTAGTTAGTTATTTTTCCACCCGACCACTTTGCATCAGGTAATCCGTTTGTATATTTCTTACCATCAAAAGTCAAAACCTGTTTTCTATTACTTCCATCTTTGTATGAAACATGAATCCAACCACTATTTTGTTCTCCGGTGTAATACTCTAAAATTAGTTGGTCAAAGTCTACATTGTTTTGAATCCATAATGCGACTTCTAAATTAGAAACTCCCATGATCTCCATATCACAAGCCTCGCCAAGACAATGCTGTGATGTTGCTTTTGAGCCTATTGCCTCTGATAATTCTGGGCTACGATAACCAGATGTAATTGTAATTGGTTTGTCAAATTTTGCTCGGCAAGGTTCTAAGACTTCATAACATAGATCGCCTAAGTTTTTAATCTCTCCAGCACCAGCTTTGTTTTTAATACCTTTTCTGGTAGCTGTTTGGCTTTTCTCAAACTCCTCTAATGTGAAGTGTTTAGATAGTTGCATGGCAACTTATTTAGATTCTTCCTTTTTAGAAGAAACTTCTTTAAATTTACCAATATAATGTTGAATAAGAATATTTAAGTTATCTAATTCAAACTGATATAATTTTTTCTTTTGATCTAATTCATTTATTTTAGTGAATAAATCAGTTTGTTCTTTTGACATTTTTTCTTTAGTAAACTCTTTGCCGTCTATTGTTATCATTATTTCTCCTGTTTATTTTATTCTGGTGGATTATCTATTACCACACCACCTTCTGCTATCCATTCTTGTATTGCTTGGTAATCTGAGTTTGCTGGGTCTAGGGGTACAGATTTAATTCTGTTAGTGTTTGTATAAGTTATTTGGTAACTTACAAACTCTCCATCAAAATAATTTTTTGTTACTGTATTAATCATAATTATAACTCCGCATCTACTGCAATATATGAAGCTGAATTTGCTGTTCTTATAAATCCAGCAGTTCCAGCAGTTCCACTTACTTCTGTGTTATTAAAAACACCAATTCTTGTATTAAATGATGTTGAAATAGTTAAACTATCAAAATTATCGTTAGCATTATTTCTTAATATTTTATAATAATTTGTTCCTGATACAAAATCAGCAGAAGGTGCAACTCTCATATATGGAAAATAAATATTACCAAATATTTGAGTTGAATTATAATAACCACCTATCGCAACTTCTAAATTGCTACTTCCACCAACTATAAAATTATAATATCTCTGACATCTTAGTAAATTCATATCATACGGCAAGAACTCAAAATCAGATGCGGTTGTTCCAGCTTCTAATTGTACTCCTGTAATAAACCATTCGTTTGATGTGCTATCTGCAAGATTGACTTGACCTACGGCTCTGTTGGCGTTTACTGTGCTTTCCCAAGCAGTAGCTAATGTACCTGATGTAAAATCAGTTCCAGCACTTAAATAGAATTGTAAATATAAAGATGCTGAATTATCATTCGTTAATGTGCCTGTAGTATCTCCAGCAAAAGTTATGGTTTTCTTTTCCCAAGTGTTTGCTGAATTAATTGTATATGAATTTGCAATATATCTAGTATTTTGAAATTCTTGTAAACCAACAATATAAGTTCCAGTTTTGTTTGATTTAACCCAAAAGCTACAAGTTAAACTTTCTGCATTAGCTGTTCCTTTTTTAATGTATTGTAAATTTTGACTTTCAATAATTTGCGTTATATATAACGCATCACTTGCTGCTAAGCTTCCTTGAGCAGTAGTACAATCCATTTTTAATGAAGTAGCAAATCCTTGACCAGTTGGTACATCTGTTTCTTGGGTTTGTGTAAATTCAAAAGTTGGCGCTCCAGATTCTATAAATTTCCATCTATCACAAGTATAATAACCAGTATCTCCATTTCCTAATCCAGTAGCCGAAGTTCCTCTTTGAGCAATACTCATATCACCATTGATGATGATGTTTTTAAAGTTTGTAAGACCAGATAAATTTGATACAGGTAAAGTTCCTGATAAATTAGTTGCTGTTACATCTCCTGTAATATTAATATCACCTGTGCCTGTAATATCATTTGAGTTTAAATCTAAATCTCCACCCAGTTGCGGTGTGGTATCGGTTACAACATCTAAAGCTGAATCTGTAAAATTAACTGTATTTGCTGAAGTATCTATTGTTGCAAATTGAATATCATCTGCCCCGTCATGTATATAAAGTACCCAGTTAGATGAGGTTGTGTCCAGCCAAAATTGTCCCGCATATTGAGTGCTTGGTGCTGATGTTCCTGAATTGTTTGTTGCGATTGCTTCTAAGTGCGAATTTATATCAGCCCTTGTAGCTGGAAAGCCCTGATTTGCTATCGAATAATCTGCCTGTGCCATGATGTGTTTTTATCCTATTTATTATTAAATTCAATCATTTTATTATTGCTGACTTCCTATGCCAACAGCTTGAAAGTCAAATTGTCTATCAACAGTATTACCACCACTATCAAAAAATTCAACATTAAAAGAGCTTCTATCTTTAGAGTTTAATTGGAAGAAATCTCCCGTATTTAAGTCTTGACCAATAATTGTAATTGTTGGAACTTGATAAAAAGCATTATCAAATGTAACAGATTTTCCAGCAGTATCAGTACCAGATGCAATATTAGAACCATCTTGAACAACTGTAGGTAAAACAAATTTAAGTGATAAATTATTTATTTTTGGTGTTGCTGATGTATCTGTTGTTGTTAATAATGCTTTAAATTTAACTGCTCTTGCAACATAATCTCCTGACTTAAAGTTTTGAAAACTACCAAAGGTTATATTATCATTTGATAAAGCTATTTGTAATTGGACATTAGTAGATACTGATTGATTTGTACCACCATCAAAGTTTCCTTGTTTATCATCAAATAATCCAGTTTGTGCATCAAAACTATCAACATAATCTAAGTGATCTACATTAAATTGATTTAATAATATTTTAAACTTAAATTTATTACTAAAATCAAATCCTGTATTAAATTCATAACTTCCTGAAGTATTTACACTTCCAAAACCAGCATCAAATAATCCAAGAGCATCATCAAAATTACCAGAAGTATCGTCAAATAAATTTGAAGTATCTAATACAAGTGCGTTATCTACAACTACACAATCTGTTTTAGTGCCATCAAAAGTAGGTTCTTCTGTTATTGTTTGAACAGCTTTAAATCCTTCGAATACTTGATCTTCAATTACAACACTATCTGCTGTTGCCGATCTTACACCAAATTTATCTACAGCTTTTATAAAATATTTCCCAGTACCTACAAATGGAGTGACTACAGAAGTTGCTGGTCGTGCAATTCTTGGAACGAGTACAGTTGTATTTGCATAAGAAGTTTCTGTAGTATCTGAAGTAAATCTTATTTCATAATAATCTAAATCTAAGTTTGTTACAGCATCAAAGGTATGATGAAGTTTATCTCCTACAACATCTATTGAATAGTTTTGAACATTATCAGGTGGGTCAAATGCACTTATAACTTCGTGTCTAGTTGATGTAAATGCAGATTTTACACCTAAGCTATTTATTGTTCTAGCTCTAATGTTATATATAACACCCTCTTTAACAGGATATTTTTCTATAGTTTTATTTGAACCTCTACGCAATAATCTGAAATTAGCTGTGGTGGATTCTTTGTATTGAACTTCAAATTCATCAGCAAAAGAATCTGTATTTGATAAATTAATAATTAGTTTAGATACAACTGAACCATCAAACAATTCTACAAGTTCATCTGTAACAGAATCAATAGATGGTTTTTGTACTGAAAATGGATTAGGTAAATTAGTAGCTGGTACTAATGGTGCTTGTCTTTTAGTCGCCCATGTAAAGTGTGCATTTTGATGCTCAACTAAATCTAAACCAAGTGTAAAATCTGGGTTAAATTTTATTGATAAAACTCTAAAAGGTTTAGCATTAAATCCTATTGAACTATGAGTTATATTTACAATATCTCCAATCGCTAAATCATAAGCACTAAAAGAAACATTAATTGACAATCTTATAGAATCTCTTGTCCTTCTAAGTATAACTTCTGCCATTTCTTCAGCTTGATAAGTGTTTGTGATGACTTTACCAAAATCAAATCTACCCTCTAACAAAAATCCACCATCATCATTTTTCATAGTTGCGTGTTTATCTGCATTTGCTAATCCTGATTCATCTAATGGTGGGAACTGAACTTCATCTACTTGATAATTACGATCTGGATTTACATAAGATACAATTACTCTGTTATATTTTTCGTTTTTTGCTGGAGTTTGTAATGTATATCCACCAATTATATCATCTTCAGTTAAAGTGATAGATGCAGTTCCTGTAGTTTCAATGACTAAACTATATTTTCCTTGAGTGTATGGTAAATAACCTCTGCACCCTTTTAAAAGTTCTCTAACATTTTCTAATAATTTTTTAGAAGTATCTAAAACAGCATTTGTATCAAAAATATTTATATTACCACTTCCTGAATATGGTGTTACTTGTGTTTCGCAAACTTGTGAGGCATCATAAAATGATTGTAAATTTATTTCATTAATTGATAATCCTTTTCCATATCTTTCGTTTGTTAAATAATCTAATAAACACCAAGCTGGATTAGTTGAATATGCTGGAGTTTGAGCAACTAAACTAGAATTATAAGCAACTACTTTTTTACCTTTAATTCTTGCTTGTACTTTTGGTATTCCTGAAAATGCGTCTTGATTCCATTGAAATCTTAAAGCAAGATAACTAAGTCCTCTAAGTCTATGATTATTACCCCAAAATGCTCTTGTTGGTCTAGTATTTTTTAATAAAGATGATACTTGTTGTGAATCTGTACCAAAATGTGGTTCTATTCTAATAAGACTTTCAAATACTGCTGGAACTGCTGGAACATTTGGCTCTGGTG